ATCGACGCGGACGGCCACCTGCCGGCGACGTTTATGGTCCTTGCTCCGGGAAGCTGGACGGATGAAGTATGGGACGATATCAACCGGATGCGGACGCTGAACATGAACCAGAAACTGAAGGGCCGGCAGATGCACGTTTGCCCGCTGCAACTGGACATCGTCGAACGGCTGATCAACCGGTACAGCAACCCGGGAGAGGTTGTGTTCGATCCTTTCGGCGGGATTATGACGGTGCCGTATATGGCGGTGAAGATGGGCCGGGACGGATGGGCGAACGAACTGAACCCGGATTATTTCCGGGACGGCCTGGGATACCTGAGAGAGGCGGACGCGGCGCGGGATGTGCCGACGCTGCTGGACCTGCTCGGCGGCGAACAGGCGGAGCCTGCGCCGGAAGGCGAGCAGATCAGCATTGAGGATATTATACCGGACATTATGGAGGGGAAAAGCAAATGAACAAGATCAAAGTGGAAAGCGCCGAACTGGCCCGGGTGATGAAGACCATCGGCAGGTGCCTGGACCGGCGCAGCATGATTCCGCCGAACGTGCAGATTACGCATGAGGACGGGAAGCTGACCATCCGGGCGACGAACGGCACGTTCCTGGGGGAAATGTCCGTCGACGTGCCCGGCGGCAACGGGGAAACCTTCTGCATCGACGGCGACATGTTCGGCCGGATCGTGAATCTGTACAAGGGCATGATTGAGATCGTGACGGATGACAAAAACTGCGCCATGAAGGGCACCGGGCGGACCCGGCTGCCGATCATCAACGCGAAAGTGCTGGAGCCGGAAAAGCTCAAGGGCAGCACCGTGAGCGTGAACAAGGACGATTTCCGGCAGGCGCATCGGCTCGTAAGCTATGCGATCTCAACGGATCAGGCGCGGCAGACGCTGACCGGGATTAATGTGGAGGCGGACGGAAAGCGGATGCGCCTGGCCGCAATGGATATCGCGATGATGGCCGCGGAGGATATTCCCTGCACCGGCGACAAGGTCAGCATGATCATCCCCGGCGCGTTTATGGACATGATTTCCGGCGCGATCGGCACGGCTCCGTTTAACGGGGCGCTCCAGCTGATCACAAACGGCAAGATTATCCAGGCGAAGGCGCCCGGCATGATTCTCCAGTGTTCTCTGCTTCAGGGCACGTTCCCGGATTACAGGCGGGTACTTCCGGAAACATACAAAGCGGAGGCGATGGTGGACGCGGCGAAGCTCCGGGAGGCGCTGAAGATCGGCAACGCGGTGAACAATAGTCTGAAAACGGTCAAGGTGGCCGTGAAAGATTCGGAGATGATTATCAGCAACAACAGCGCGTTCGCGGATTATGAAGCGCGGATTCCCTGCGAGACGCAGGGCGACGGACTGGAGATCGCTTTCAGCGAGCATGTGCTGATCAGCACGATGGACGTGCTGGAGGCGGATACGGTCGTCTGGAAGATGAACACGAAAACCAGCCCGGTACTGATTCAGCCCAAGGGCGCCGACGGGATTCATATCTGCATGCCGGTCCGGTTGCAGGAGGTCGGAAATGGGAAAGCATGAAAAGCGAATCAGGGCGATTCTTCCGGATATCCCGAACATCAAGGCACATTGGGATCATCCCGGGAGCGATCCGATTCCGTATCTGATTGTTCCGATGAGCGATAACAGCGTCATCAGGTACAATCCTGAGATTCAGCACCCGGCGGCCGGCAAAACACTGGAAAATATCCGGAAGCTGACCGACATGCGGAACGGATATTTCCCGAAAGAGCAAATCGACAGAGCTTTCTTTGGAGAGGAGGATGAACATGGGAGCGATGACAGACGCGATGCTTAAGTGGCTGGAAGAGGATGAGGAATCGCAGATTCCGGAAGAGGAACAGCGGTTCCGGGTGAAGGATGATTCCGGCGCAGAATGGTGCCTGAAAATCATCCGGGAAGCCCAGGCGGAAATCGAAAAATGGGAAACCTATTATGCGGACCGGCTGGACCATGAAACGCGGAAGCAGCAGCGCCGGATCGACTGGATGAAACACCTGCTGGAAGAATACTTCCGGACCGTGCCGCATGACAGGCTGAAAACGCAAGAGAATTACAAGCTACCAGGCGGTAAGCTGATCCACAAGTTCGGCGGCCCGAAGTTTGACGCGAAAGATCCTGCTTTCGTCACATGGCTGAAAGAGAACAAGCTGACCGATTTTGTCGAGGTCAAGGAAACGGCGAAATGGGGCGAGTTCAAAAAGACGCTGCCGAAAGAGGAAAACGGACAGCTCAGGATGGTCCGCACGGAAGACGGAGCGCTGCACCTGGTTACGGCAGACGGCGAGATCCTGCCGGGCGTCAAGGTCACGATGGAAGAAGACAGTTTTGATGTGGAGGTGAAAAAGAAGTGAACATTACCAGAGGGAAAGTAAAGTCAGCCGTGAAGATGCTGGTTTACGGGCCGGAGGGCGTCGGAAAGACAACCTTCGCCGCCCAGACGCCCGGATGCGTCTTCATTGATACGGAGGGAAGCACCCGGCACATGGACGTGGCGCGGTTCGATCCGCCGGTGGAGCTGGGTGACGTGCTGAATCAGCTGAATTATGTGCTTGGGCACGCGGGTGAGATCGGGACCATCGTCATCGATACGGTGGACTGGATGGAAACGCTGATTTTCAACGCGATCTGCACGGAAAAGGAAATCAAGAACATAGAGGATATCCCTTACGGCAAAGGCTATGTTTTCGCAAAGCAGAAAATGCAGCAGATCCTGGAGCTTTTGCAGGCGATCGTCGAGAAGGGCGTGAACGTGTGCCTGGTATGCCACAGCATGATCCGGAAGTTTGAGCTTCCGGACAAGATGGGCAGCTATGACCGGTACATGCTGAAGCTGAACGAGAAGAACATCGCTCCGCTGATCAAAGAATGGGTTGACCTGATGCTCTTTGCCAATTACCGGACGGATATCGTGACCGACGACAAGACGAAAACGAAGAAGGGCACCGGCGGCCAGAAGCGGATCATGTATGCCAATCATACGGCCTGCTGGGATGCGAAAAACCGCTTCGGCCTGCCGGATGAAATGCCGTTCGACTTTGGCCAGATTGCGCATCTGTTCGGCGAGGCGCCGCCGGTGGAGGAACAATCCGCCGCCGATCCGGAGCCGGTGAAGAATCCGATGCCGGATCTGAAACCGCCGGAACACGGCAAGGTGGAAACGGTCCCCGAGCTGCCGAAACCGGCCCGGAAGGCGGCAAAGAAGGACGAGAAGCCAAGCGTCCGCCCGGAGAACATGCGGAGCGAAAGCGAGCAGAAGGACGCCCTGCTGGAAAAGCTCTGGAGCCTGATGCTGGCGGATATGGCCTATGATACCTCCGCGATTCAGGCCGTATGCGCGGAGAAGGAATATTACGACCTGGAAACACCGATCAACGAATACAGCGACGAGTTCCTTGAGTTCCTGATTGAAGAATGGGAAACCGTACGCGGACTGGCCCTGACTAAGATTCACAATTTACCATTTTGATTAAAAGAAAGAGAGGAAAAGAACAATGGCGGACATTGAAAACAGAGTCATCGATTGGGACGATGAAATCACGAACGACGGCGAATACTCCGGAGAGGAAAATGTGATTCTCCCCGAAGGGAACTATCCTTTCGAGGTGATCAAAACCGAACAGGCATGGTACGACGGATCTGCACGGATTCCCGCCTGTAATATGGCGAAGGTATTCCTGAGAGTCGACGGCGGCGAACTTGGCAAAGCGCTGTGTGTGGAGCAGATTTTCCTGTTGGAAAAGATGGAGTGGAAGGCTTCCGCGTTCCTGCGGTCCATCGGGCTGAAAAAGCACGGTGAGCCGACGCCCTGGCGCAAACTGCTGCACTGCGACGGCGAGAAGGGCCGGTGCAAGGTCTATGTTGACGATTATGAGCGCAACGGCGAAAAGAAGCAGAGCAACAAGGTAAAGAGCTTCTTTGACAAGGACGAAAGCCGGGAAGAACAGGCGCCGAAGAAGGCATTTAAGAAGGGGGCATTCTGATGGTTTGTCCGATGCTTGGTGGCCAGTGTGTTAAGCATGATTGCGCCCTGTGGTTTCAGGAAATCGGTCAAAACGGAAAACCTGTTACAAACATGTGCGGATGCGCTATTGCGATGACGGCGCAGTATCTGATGGAAATCAGGCCGGAAGTGCAGGATATCGCGGATGGTCCGATGCGGAGGTTATTCAGGAATGATGGAAATCAGCGAAGCCCGTGAGATTCTCCGGCATATTCCGTGCGGATCGCTGAGCTACCAGGAATGGACGAACGTGGGAGCGGCCCTCCATCATGAGGGCCTCCCGTGTTCCCTCTGGGAGGAATGGAGCGCGACGGACAAAAGCCGGTATCATGCCGGCGAATGCGAAAAGAAATGGCGCTCTTTCGGCAATTACGGCGGTATCAATGTCACGATGGGCAGCGTTGTCCATATGGCTCAGGAATACGGTTGGAGTCCGCTGCTGGGCATGAAAACCTACGGATGGGATGATCTGATTACCAGCGACGACGAAAAGAGCGCCGGGTGGCATCATGAGGATACGGTGCAGGATCTGCCTGAGATTCAGGAAGATTACAGCCCGCTCCGGGATATCACGGATTATCTGAGTGCTCTGTTTGAGCCGGAAGAAAAGGTCTGCATTGTTACGACGGCAAGCCAGGATGAAGACGGGAAATGGCGGCCATATGGCGGATCTGCTTCCAGGACATGCAAACAACTGCTCGACAGTCTGGCAAAGCATAAGGAAACGCCGATCGAGGATACCTTCGGCACGCCGAACAAGGAAAGCGGCGTCTGGGTATGCTTTAACCCGATGGACGGAAGCGGCCGGAAAAACAGCAGCGTGACGTCTTTCCGGTATGCGCTGGTTGAGAGCGACGAGCAGGATATCGATACACAATACGCCCTGCTCCAGGATCTGAAACTGCCGATTAAAATGCTGATTCACTCCGGCGGCAAAAGCCTGCACGCGATCGTGAATATCGGCGCCTGCGACAGCAAACAATACCAGGAACGCGTCGATTATCTCTATACGGTCTGCCGGAGGCGCGGCTTAGTCGTTGACACGGCAGACAAGAATCCGGCCCGGCTCAGCCGGATGCCAGGATTCCGGCGCGGCGACAAATGGCAATACATCGTCGGCAGGGATATGGGCTTATCCGATTGGGTTGAATGGAATCACTATATCGAGGATGAAATGGTCGAGCCGCTCACGGTGTGCAACCTGGGCGAGATCTGGGATAACATGCCGCCGCTGAAACCGGAACTGATCGAAGGCGTTCTCCGGCAGGGGCATAAGATGCTTGTCGTTTCCTCCAGTAAGGCCGGAAAGACATTCGCGCTGATCGAGCTTGCGATCGCAATCGCGGAGGGACGGCGCTGGATCGGTTTCCGGTGCCGGCAGGGACGGGTGCTGTATCTGAACATGGAACTGGACGAGGCGAGCTTCGACGACCGGATGAAACGCGTATACGACGCGCTGGACATTGAGCATATTCATCCGGAAAACAACGATATCGTGCACCTGCGCGGGAAAATCGAAAAGCTGGACAGGCTTGTGCCGCAGATCAACCGGACGCTGAAGGCGAAAGAATACGCTGCTGTAATCCTGGACCCGACATATAAACTTGGCATCGG